TGTAAATCCTATCGCAGATTTTACAATTATTAAACAAGGTGTTACACTAGCTAAAACTAATGCAACAACAGGGATTAGCACTGACAATCATCGCTTCTGGGGTACAGCTAGCGATTCAGATAGATTGGGTGGATTTCCTGCAAGTACATATCTAAGATCAACTAGTGGTGTATTTGAAAGCCAAGTTAGATTTTTAGATAATGGATTTGAATTAGGTGGTACTACAGTTGCAGATGCAGCTGATTTCCGTATCTGGATTGAGAATAGTGATGAACTTATTATTGAAAATAGATTAGGTAATGAGATCACAGTTAGAATTAATGTCACTGATACTACAGATGAAAGAGATGTTGCGATATTTGGTGCGAATGGAGTTGCTCCGGGCGACGATAACGAATACGATTTAGGTACTTCACTATCAAGATGGAAGAATATATATTCTGCCATAGTAACGGCAAATTCACTAGTTGGCAATTTAACAGGTAATAGCACTGGTTCACATATTGGTAACCTAATAGCCACTGATGGTACTACCGTTCTTGTCAATGCTTCTACTAGATTAATTGGTTATTCTGGTGCAACATTACGTGGAACATTAATTGGTGCAGTACAAGGTTCTTGTATCGGTACAGCAGATAATGCAACTACACTAGCATTCTTAACTCCGTCGACAACTGGTCCTTGGACAACAGCAAGTATTCCAATTAGAGATGCAGCCGGTGAAATCTATGCTACTAAATTTAAAGGTGCAGCAGATCAAGCAGATCAATTACTAGTTGGTGCTTCGTATAGATCAGCATCAGAATCAGATACTGGAAATACAATAGCAGCTAGAAATGCTTTAGGTGATATCTATGCTAGATTGTTCCAAGGTACAGCTACTTCGGCACAATATGCTGACTTAGCAGAAAAATATCTAGCTGATCAAGAATACGAAGTTGGTACTGTGGTAGTAGTTGGTGGTGAAAAAGAAGTTACCGCCGGATCATGGGGACAACGAGCTATTGGTGTAGTGAGTGCTAACCCAGCTTATATGATGAACAGCGGTTTAGAAGGCGGTACATATATTGCTCTAAAAGGACGTGTTCCGTGTAAAGTTACTGGTGAAGTTAAAAAAGGCGACAGATTAATTGCAGGTAATACCGGAGTTGCTATGGTTGGAATTGTAAATTCAAATGATGTTTTTGCTATCGCACTTGAAAGCAATAACGGCCGCGATGTTATCGAAGTATTGGTTCTATAAGGATAAACCATGGGAAATCCTGTAACCAAATTAGTAAACTATAGCACAAATCTTTATTCAGAAGCAAAGAATGACACGCTAATAGCATGGATGGATAGTGTTAACTTTTCATCGGCCACCATTGATCCTATAGAAAAGCAATCAATTAAAGATTCAGTTACTTATACATCTTTATCTGGGATATTATCTCCAACACAAATAACAAACATAGAGGCTGCAATAGGGGCCACAATAGATACATTTGTTACGAATTGGAATGCTGATAATGCAACATATCTTGGATTCAGCACATGGATTAAAAATGGGGCAGTAGAAGTTCTTGGAAATTTTACAACGATTGTATCTGGTGGTAATATCTATACAAGAGGTAGTGCTAAAGGAACTGCGTTATATAGCCCGGTGTACACAATTGACGAGCGTGCTGCTATTGTAGCAACATATACATCTAATATCGCATATACAAGTTTAACCACAGTACAAAAATCGGCGGTAGATCCAAAGATTAACACAGTGGTTGATGCATTAATAACACTAATCACATCATTTAATTTTACAGCTAGTTTGTACGATTTTGGAATTTCTCAAATAGCAGCTCCAACATCAGCACCGGCAAGTGAAGTTGGCATTACTAGCTTTAAAGCTAATTGGGCATCTGTGGCCGGAGCAACCAGTTACGATGTTTATCTAGCACCAAATTCTAGTTTTTCATCATCGGTAACTATTGTCAATACGAATTTTCTAAATCGTGTGTTTACCGGCTTATCGGCAATCACAACATATTACTATAAAGTAGTAGCTAAAAATTCTTTAAACACTAGTTTAGATTCTGAAATTAAATCTGTAACAACATTAGCCTATCCAACATTAATAGCGCCGGTTGCAACAGCAGCAACAAATGTTAAAGGTGTTGAGATTACAGCAAATTGGGGAGCGGTAACTGGGGCAACATCATACACTGTATCAATTGACAGTAATCCTGCTTTTACAGCACCAATTACATATTCAACAACTAACCTTTACAAGGTTATTGGCGGTCTAAGCCCTACAACTACATATTATTATAGAGTTGTAGCAACCAATCCCGCAAACACAAGTCCCGTTTCAAATACTATATCAGCCACTACTACAGTATCTACAGCAGGAGTTGGACAACAGATTAGTTATACTCACTATGCTGACATTAGGACTAAGATATTAAGAATATTAGGACCAGGTGCTGGCCAAGAAGGCTATGGACAAACAATAACAGCTCCCGTAGTTGGATCAGGCACGATCATAAGAAAAGTAGATTGGGATGCTATTAGAGAGGACATTAGAAACACCAAGACTCACCAAGATGGCCTTTTTAATACAATTAAATTATTAACAGCTAAACAAGTTATCGAATATGGATCAGACCAACCAGTTAGTGAATATGAAACAATTATGGATCAAGCGATCCTTGATAAATTTTCTATAGATAACGGCGAAGCTGAAGTTAATCCGGGTGTAACCACAACAAGATCGGGTGGATGGACACTACAATCACAATGTGAAATTGAAGTTGTATTTTCAGGATATACTAAACTTGATTTAACTGTAGTTTCTCCATCGGATCATGCTAGATATTTTTTCAATAGTGGCGGTAAGATCAGATTCTTCAGTGAAAGAACTGGTGGTACAGCATCAGGACAAAACACATCCTGGACTAGCTTATTGAGCAGCGTTGGTACAGTTGAATTTGGTGCGAATATTCCTGTAATTGAAAATTTTTATACTCTAACTAATGCGTATCAAACGATTTATCAATTAGGATCAACACCTTATTATTCATCAAACTATTTTAAAATAGAAGCTAAAAATTTAGAAGTCGCTGATAATTCATCAGGCGGAGCATCAACATTACGTTTCCTTATTACCTGGCAAGACGATTATACCGATGGTGGACCACCGCCACCTGGAGATAATATCGACGGTACGCTTTCTTTAGCAGTTACAGAGTATAAAGCAGCAGACAATACAGGTACAGGAACATTTAAAATTGAGAGCCCAACAGCATACAATCTCATATCTGCTATCTCTGCGACCTAAAAGTTTTAAATATACAACTTAAAAAAGATTTAAAAACCGATGGCAAGAGAAACCCAAACATTCACAGCTAACACGTCTTGGACAGTACCGGAAGGTGCTTCTCTCCTAACGGTTCTCGTGGTTGGCGCTGGTGGTGGCGGTGGATATAATGGTGGCGGAGGTGGTGGCGGTGGAAACGCTGTATTAAACACTAATTATTCTGTAACACCAGGTCAAATAATCTCAGTAACAGTTGGTCTAGGTGGCACTGGTGGTATTGTTAGTCCACCAACTAATGCAACAGCAGGTGGTTCTTCGGCATTTGGAGCAGTTACAGCCACGGGTGGAACCCAAGGAAATAACAATGACGGAAGTGGAGGGTCTAGTGGTGGATTTGCAGGCGGAGCTGGAAATGTTTCATTTGGCGGCGGCGGCGGAGCAGGTGCCGGAGGCACTGGTTTTTCTGCTGTAACTGATGGAAACGGCGGGGTTGGATATTTTTATGAAGGTAATTTTTACGGTGGTGGTGGTGGCGGTGGGTGTGAAACATTTAGCGGGGCTACAACTACTTTAGTAATTGGCGGAGAATCTGGGCTTGGCGGTGGTGGCGACGGAGGTTCTATTAATGAGGTTGGGTTTCCGGGAACTCCAAACACAGGTGGTGGTGGAGGCGGTGGTGGCCATTCTGGAACTTTAACAACCTATGGAACAGCAGGCCCATTTCCAACATATACAACAGCATTACAAACATCACCTGCTAAAAATGGCGGTGGTGGTGGTAGTGGTCTTGTTGTAATTTGGTATGATACTGCTGAGTATCAACTAACACAAAGCGGTGGTCCAGGAACAACAGAAGGCGGATCATTTTCAGTAACTCTCTCTACTAGAAATGTACCAAATGGTACAGTATTTCCTTATACTATTACAGGAACGGTTTCTGCTTCAGATTTTTCACCTGCGACATTAACCGGATCATTTACGATCTCAAGTGTTGATGGCGGTAAAACAGGATCTTCAACAGTTACCCTTACGATGGTATCTGAATCAATAACAGAAGGTAATGAAACTTTAACACTAACATTAAACACAGTTGATGCTAGTTTAACTTTTGATGTAGGTGATTTTTCTAAAACTCCTTTTACTCGATCTACAGATAGTGCTGGATATCTAGTTGCCGGCAGATCGTACACGATCGCCACTGTAGGAACCACAGTGTGGACAGCATTAGGAGCAGCTTCAAACACAATAGGAGTAACGTTTACAGCCACAGCATCTGGAATTGTCGATGCTACCAATCTTGTAGTATCAAGATCTTATACTATTCTTACCGCAGGTGATACCATTTGGACAGTATTTGGTGCAGCTAATAACAATGTTGGAACAACATTCATAGCCACAGGTCCTGGAACCGGAACAGGAACAGCAATACAAGGAAATGGCACCGCTCTTGGTATATGGATACAAAAAACAATTCAAGTATCAGATTACAATAACATTAGAAACAAGGTAGCATCGGTATTAGGTACAGGATCTGTTGATTATGGATATGGTCAAAATGTTCAAAGTTCAGCAGTTTCTGTAGAGTCTAGAGTGACAGTAAACGATTATGCCAATCTTAGATATGATCTAATTAATGCTTGGACTCATCAATTTGGATCAGCACCTGCATTATTTTCAGCATCAGCCTCAGATACTGTAAGAGCAAATAGTTTAGACGCTCCGTATACACAATACGATTCATATGCAGATGTTTTAGTTGCTAATAGATTTAGAGTTCATTCGAGTCAGGCAATAACCGTAGTTAAATCAAATAAATCTACAATCTGGCCAAATGCTACTTATGGAACAACGTGGGCTAGTTTAGTATCATCTGAGATTTCAGTAACATTCACGACAGCAGGCAAAGCTAGAGGATTTTTTAACTCAGGTGGGGAAATACGATTTACCAGTTCTAGAACAGGTGGAACAACTGTTGGTAGTATTGCTTCACAAAATAATGCTTGGTCAACACTGCTATCTAGTATAAGTACCGTTGGATTTGGAGGACAAAAACCAGATTCTGGATTAGAACCTAACGATGGCTTAAATTATTATAGATTGTCTGACACATATCAGACATGGATAAACATATCAGCAACTACTCCGTATGCTGCTAATTCCTATAAAATATCAGCTAAGACTGTGGGTGTGGCTGATAATAGTAGTGGTACAGCTACTTCACTGCGATTCTTAGTAGAATGGGTTGATAACCATCCAGGCGGACTTAATCCAGACGGAGTTGATGGAACCTTAAACTTAGCGGTTTCTTCTTTAGAATCATCGGGAGTTTTACAACCTTCAGGTGCAGGAACGTTTGTAGTTGAATCTCCAACAATCACAGCCACAGATATAATACCTTAATTTTCTCAGGTTCATCTAAGTACTATAAATAAACTGCTATGTTTATTTTAGGAGTACATCATGGATGAGCAGTTCAAAAAAGCTCTAGAATTTTCCAATTATCGTCATACTTTTTCTATACAGAGAAGAACTCTAAAAGAAAAAATTGAATCCAAATTAGTCTATGGGTTTAACGGGGGTATTTTTAAAATTGATAGAGATCTTATATCTTTCGTCCAAATTTTAATAGATCAGGGCCGCATTAACGGTATTCCATTAATCGATATGAATGAAAATCCTGTAATGATTGATGATCTTACAGAATTTCGAGATGAGATTGTAGATAGATATTTTACCACTACTTTAGAATATTATGAACAATATGAAGCTCTTAAAAAGAATAGAAGCGTAGAAAAATTATTAGATCTATGAAAAAAGGTGCATTAATATTTGCTCATAATAGTAGAGATATTGATTATGCCCTAATGGCAATTATATCTGGCGGATTAGTTAAAAAGAATTTAAAAGTTCCTGTTAGTTTGGCCACAGATATATCTACAATTGAATGGATGAAAACCTCAGGAACCTACGAAAAAGCAGTTGATATATTTGATCAAATCATTGAAGTAGAAAAACCAATTACCGGAAATCAAAGAAAACTACACGACGGTCCGCAGAGCAAAATGGTTCCTTTTGTAAATGCTAATAGGGCCAACGCCTGTGAAATTACCCCGTATGATCGAACATTATTATTAGACAGCGATTTTTTAATATTTTCAGATAGATTGAATCAATATTGGGATATTGATCAAGATGTTATGATATCAGATTCTATTAAAGATATCTATTCACAAAATAGAATTGGATATCTTGACAAATATGTTTCAGATACCGGAATCCATCTGATGTGGGCTACTACAGTTATGTTTACTAAAAATGAAACAACGAAAACATTTTTTGATCTTGTAAATTATGTTAGAGACAATTATCAATACTTTGGTGATCTATTTAGATTTAGCACAAAACAATATAGAAATGATATTTCGTTTAGTGTGGCCAAACATATCATGGACGGATTTGAAACTGATTTAAGATTCTCTCTTCCACCCATCTTAACGACTATGGACAAAGATTCTTTATATCAAGTTAGTGATAAAGGTAAGTTAATATTTTTAGTTAGTCCTATGGCAGATACTAATTTTTGTGCAACGGCTGTTGATGGATTAGATGTACATGTAATGAACAAACATAGTATGATAAGAAATGCTGACGCATTGATGAGGCTTATATGAATTTTGGATATTTGATATTTGTAGCCAAAGATGATAATGTTGATTATGCTCAATTAGCCTATGCTCTTGCATTAAGTATTAAAAATACACAGAAAGAAGGGTATGACAAAGTGGCATTGGTTATAGACGATCCATCACAAATTGAAGGATACGTATCTAGTTGGGTATTTGATCATGTAATAAAATGGGACCAAGAAACATTTTGGAATGGTCGATCATGGATGGACAAGTTAACTCCTTTTGATCATACAGTATGTTTAGATTCCGATATGCTGTTTACTAGAGATTACAGTCATTGGATTGACTATTTTATAGAAAACTCAGAATTATATGTGGCCAACAAATCTTACACATATCGAGGAGAGATAGTCACTAGCGATGAATATAGAAAAACATTTACAGAAAACAAATTGCCTAATTTGTATTCATTCTGGACATTTTTTAAGAAAGGGAGTGAGCTGGCTGACGAATTTTTTACACTAGGTCGATATATTATTAAGAATCCTATAGAATTTTCAAATATGTTTTTGTCTGACTATAGACCTAAAATAGTTGGAACAGACGAAGCGTTTGCGTTATCGGCAAAAATATTAGGAATAGAAAATGATATTGCATACCCCTTAGAATTTCCAAGAGTAGTTCATATGAAACCTATGGTACAAAATTGGCCGTGGGCTAGTAACAAGTGGTCGGACAATGTTGGTTTTTATTTTAATCGTAACGCAAAATTGAAAATAGGAAATTATCAACAACACGATATTGTGCATTATGTTGAAAAAGATAAAATTAATACTGAAATTATCAACATTCTAGAGGAAATAGCATGGAAGAAATAATGGATGTTGAAAAATGGTTAGCTGAGTATAAACCACCAGAAGTTGAATATGCTGCGGCATTTGATCCTCAAACAGGAAGTGTAACTAAAGTTGGACCAGCTAGGGCATTGACTAATGAACTGCATAGAGCTTCGATGGATCAAGAAGTTGCTGAAAAAATACTTCAAGGAAAAATACCATTACATCATTGTTATGTAGATCTTGATTCGCATACAGTTGAAATAGCAGAAGTTAGATCCATATTCAAAATATCCGATATCTTACATCGAATTATTGGAGTAGAATATTCAACTTCTAATAAACACGATATCTACATAGTATATGATCGATCTGAAAAAACATTAACGGTTAATCTCATAGATGATTTTAATCAATTCATGGAAGTAACTGACGGTACCACTCCTAATAAGAAAAAACGTATACATTGGAATGGAGATACCGCGATGGATCTTTATATTACAGATTACAATGATCCTAATATATTACATAATATTCTCAAATTACATGTATCTGATCTTGTAGATGTTCCAAAAATATTTTATGATATTGCTTTACCAGAAAAATTTAGCATCTATACCAAACGAATTTTTAAACATTACGCTGTGGAAATCAAATGAAAATAGTTGAATTTGATATTGTATTCATTAGTTACGATGAACCTAACGCAGATCTGCACTATGCTGATCTCTTAAACAAAGCACCGTGGGCTAAACGTGTACACGGAGTTAAAGGCAGTGATGCAGCACACAAGGCAGCCGCAGCATTATCTGATACTGAATGGTTTATCACGGTTGATGCAGATAATATAGTACATCCAAGTTTCTTTGACTTAGACTTAGATATGAGCGATCCAAAAATACAAGTCTATGGGTGGTGTGGAAGAAATAAAATTAATGGACTACGCTACGGTAACGGTGGATTAAAAATCTGGAAAAAAGATTTTGTGGTTAATATGAGAACACACGAAGCCAGTGAAAGCGATCGTGCCCAGGTTGACTTCTGTTGGGAAGATGGGTATCGAAATTTTCCTACAGTGTATAGTGATAGTGTTATTAATGGAAGTCCTTTCCAATCATGGCGTGCAGGCTTCCGTGAAGGTGTTAAGATGACCTTGCTTGATGGAGTTAAAATTCCTGCTATGGAGATTAAAGAACGTATATGGTGGCATAATATTCATAGACTGCGTATGTGGTCAACAGTTGGCGCACACGAAGAACATGGATTGTATGCTATACTTGGTGCACGCATGGGAACATGGATGACTAATTGTACAGATTGGAATTATATAGATGTGCGTGATTTTGAGATATTAAAAAATATCTATGAAAATAATATTAATCACTCAACTATAGAACAAGATACATACGATCTTGGAACAAAAATTAAACATCAATTAGGTCTAGACTGGCCTTGGCTCGATGCACAACAGAGCAAATTTACTTTAGATTTATATGATGAGACTGTTGAATTAGTTAGGACATATTACAAACGATGAGATACGATATTATATTCATCAGTTACAATGAACCTAACGCGGATAAAAACTTTGCTAATCTAAAGGCTCGATTCCCTTACGCTCAACGTGTTGATAGTGTTAAAGGAATACATCAAGCACACATAGCAGGTGCCCGTAAAGCGTTTACAAAAATGTTCTGGGTCGTTGATGCTGATGCGGTTGTTTTAGACACGTTTAATTTTGATCATGTTGTTAGCGAATATGATATAGAAAATGTCCATGTATGGCGTAGTAGTAATCCCATTAATGATTTAGAATATGGATACGGCGGAGTAAAATTGTTACCAAGAAAATTAACGTTAAACATGGATATTACTAAACCCGATATGACAACTAGTATTAGTCCACTGTTCAAGGCCATGCCAGAGGTCAGTAATATCACAGCATTTAATGTAGATGCTTTTAATACATGGAAAAGTGCTTTTAGAGAATGCGTGAAATTATCTAGTAAGACTATTGATCGACAGGATGATACTGACACAAACTATAGATTAAATGTTTGGTGTACCAGAGGTATTGATCGACCGTTTGGCAGAGAAGCCATTGAAGGTGCCGTACAAGGTAAACAATACGGATTAGAAAATAAAGACAACAACGAAGCACTAAAAATGATTAACGATTTTAATTGGCTGAGAGAAAGATTTGGACGATAAAGCCCGCATACAAAAATTCATTCCAATAATGAATGAGATTAGCCCAACATTCTGTTTGGCGAAGTGGCACCACACGACTATCTATTTAGGTACAGGTGAAACGCACAGTTGTTATCATCCTGCTCCACATAAGATTCCGTTACATGAACTTGCACACAACGTAGACGCTCTTCACAATACTAGACAAAAAATATCAGAGCGTGCTGAAATGCTGGCAGGTGGTAAACCAAGTGGATGTAACTATTGTTGGAATATTGAAGCATTAGGTGAAGATTACATCAGCGATCGTAAAGAACGTAATGCTAGTATCTATACCGAAGAAAGACTTGCTGAAATAAAACATAATCCTCTAAAGCATATAAACCCTCAGTACATTGAAGTTAGCTTTGGTAATGAATGTAATTTTAAATGCGGATACTGTCATCCTAAACATAGTTCAGCATACTACAAAGAGATCAAAGATCATGGCCCTTATACTATGGTTAAAAATCATCGTAATGATATTGATTGGTTTACCATATACGAAGAAGAAAGTAATCCCTATGTTGAGGCATGGTGGAAGTGGTGGCCTGAAGTTAGCAAAACTTTAACGATCCTGCGCATCACTGGTGGCGAGCCTCTATTACAGCAAAGCACCTGGCGACTATTTGACGAATTAGAAAAAAATCCACAACCACAACTTGAATTGAATATCAATAGTAACTTTGGTGTGAAACCTGTGATGATAGATCGTCTTGTAGAAAAGGTAAACACTTTATTAGCAAAAGGCTGTATCAAAGACTTTAAAATTTTTACTAGTATTGATACTTGGGGAGAGCCTGCTGAATATAGTCGTACTGGATTAAATTTAGAAGTATGGGAACGTAATTTAGACACTTATCTAACCAAGACACAATTACCTATTACATTTATGATAACATTTAATATTTTAACAGTAACTAATTTTCAGTCACTGTTAGAAAAGATATTAGAATGGCGAGTAAAATATAATGGATTTGAACAGAATAAATGGCAACGTATTAGATTTGATACTCCGTTCTTAAAAGAACCGTTACAATATGACATGAATTTATTACCTAAAGAAGAGTTTATGCCGTATATGTATAACCATCTAGAATACATCAAGACTAATCTCGATGATAAAGATCGCAGTAAATTTTCAGAACTTGAATATGAAAAATTTCTACGTGTAGTCAAGTATATGGAAACTTCAAAATATTCCGATGATAAATTGCTGGAAGGTTGGCGAGATTTCTACAATTGGTTTACGGAATATGATCGCAGACGCGGTACTGATTTTGCAAAAACCTTTCCAGAGTTGTCAGCATTTTATTTTAGGTGCATGAACGTATGAAAATTTTTATCACAGGAATAGCCGGATTCTTAGGCAGTCATTTAGCAGATAGAATGATCGAGCTTGGACATGAGGTTATAGGCAATGATACACTGATTGGTGGATATTTAGATAATGTAAATCCCAAAGCAGAATTACATATTATTGATTGTTGCGATTATGATACTTTACGTGAAAAAATGCAAGGAACGGATATTGTTATACATACCGCTGCGACTGCACACGAAGGTCTTAGCGTGTTTAGTCCTAACTTTATTACCAAGAACATATATCAGGCATCTGTAAGCACTATAAGTGCTGCTATCGCATGTAATGTAAAACGATTTGTATATTGTTCTAGCATGGCTCGATATGGGGCACAAGGCACACCATTCCGAGAAACACAAATTCCAAAACCAGTTGATCCATACGGTATAGCTAAAGTAGCAGGTGAAGAAACACTCAAAGTTCTGTGTGAAACTCATGGTATGGAGTGGAACATAGCAGTACCACACAATATTGTAGGTCCACGACAACGGTATGATGATCCATTCCGTAATGTCATGAGCATTATGATTAATCGTAACCTACAAGGTAAACCGGCTATTGTCTACGGAGATGGAGAACAGACTCGGTGTTTTAGTTATGTAGATGACTGTGTTTTCTGTTTAGAAAAATTAGCATTAGATCCTTCTATTGTCAGCGAAACAATAAACATTGGACCAGATGAAGGTACTATCACAATCAACGAATTAGTTGCTATGGTAGCAAAAGAATGTAAATTTACTGAACCACCGATATATTTTTCAGAAAGACCTAGGGAAGTAAAAGATGCAATGTGTTCGGCAGATAAAGCTAGAAATATTTTAGGATACGAAACTAAAACAAATGTTGGACAGGCTGTAAAAGAAACAGCTAATTGGATTAAATCTAG